ACATATCTTCCGCAGGAATAAACATAGACACTTGACGTCCCAAATTGGGATCGTAGTAGACCTTCTTAAACGCTGAGCCTGTGGCTGGCAGTGACCAGAGCATGCGCTCGTGTTCAGCGCGGTACTCGGTCATGACTTCCGTCAACTCATAGTTCATGTCGTCTTCAACGTTAGACGCAACTTCCTTCATCTCTGGCGTTTCTTTGCCGATGAGTTTGCTGCGCACGGGCCCTTGGGCTGGGAACGTCTCAGTGATTGTCTCTGCTTGGAAGCGCACAACCGCTTCGGTAATCATGGGGTGGAACACGCCGCATGCGCCGTTCCAAGGTTCTGTACGTTCTTCTATCTGCAAGCCGAGCAGCTTCAGACCATCAACGTACGTCTTCTCCCAATCCTTGCGGCCATTCTTGTCGTTGTCAATGTCAGACACCAAGTCACCAGCAAGAGACTGCAATGCACCACTTTTTATGTACTCGGCCAAGTTATCACTGAAGCCTTCTTCCTCGTCGTCTTCTCCGGGCTTGAGGGTAATCTCCATCCCGTCCATACCAATGGTGACTTCTTCGGGATCAACGATCTCGATCTCTAATGGTGTCTCTTGTTCACCCAACGCGTCAATGCCCACGGGTTGTTGGTACAGCGCTTTGTCGATATTCGTTGCCATGTGTGTTCCTAGTAGTATTCGTGTTTCCGGCGGTGAAAGATCGCAAGGTCGTCTTTCTCGTCCGTGTCTAAACTGATAAAGCCGCCTTGCCTAAAGCGTAGCAGCGCCTGTGTTGTCGTGTCCACGTAGTCGTCGTGCTCCCCAACTGGGAACGCGGCCAACTCTTCAATCACTTCCCGTGCCCAGCGTGTGTCGGGTGCCCAGACTTTACCTGAACTGAATAAATCCGCAACCGCGTTGACACGCACCATCTTGTCGTTGCCCCTTGATGGGCTGAACTCCTGCACAGGTATGCCCAACGCCCTGAGTTCCTGAATCAACGGCCCCCCAGATGCCTTTTTCTCCACAATGAACGCGTCGGGTTCCCACTCTTTGTACTGCTTGAGCGCAATTTGTTTGAGTTCAGGAAAAGCCATCCTGTCTTTAAACGCGTCGAGCAAGATAAGCTGGGGCGAGTCATTTTCTTCCTCGTTGTAAAAGATGCCCCACGTTGTACACGCAGAGTAGTCGGATGTATTCTTGGTTTCAAACGCCGTATCCCACGACTGAATGATGTATTCGCACCTTGGTGGGTCATCTGGCTCCCAAATACGCCACATCTTACGGCTCACGATGGCCGAGTTCTCAGAAGTGGGCTGCTGCATGTACTGCGCGTTCCAATAACGCGGGTCAATGCTGGCCTTGGTAGACTTCAGCGCCTCAAGTGACCATTGCTCTGGCCACAGGGACTTCTCGTCGTCCTCGTCCTCGTTCAAAATGGCCGGCAACTCCACAATCTCCCATGGAACCGCCTCTGGGTTCTTGGTTTGGTAGTCAATTAGGCGCCCAGTCAGGTCTAGGAGAGACCAACGGGTCATCACAATGATAATCCCACCGCCCGGCATCAAACGCTGCAGTGGGCCCGTCTGGAACCAAGACCAAGCTGTATCAAACGCGAGTCTAGAGTTAGACTTTACGTCCTGCTCCGAGTGAGGATCGTCAATAACGAACAAATCAGCACCACGACCAGCAAGAGCGCCCCCGACACCAGCAGCATAGTACTGACCGCCAGCGCTTGTAGACCACTTACCGGCAGCCTTTTGGTCATCTGCCACCATTGTTTGGGGAAAAACTTCACGGTATTCATCAGAATCAATCAAGTTACGTATGCGCCGCCCGAAGTCTTCCGACAGACCCGCAGTGTGCGTGCCCATGATGATCTTCTTCTCAGGGTATTTACCTAGGAAGTACGCGGGAAACAGGTAAGAGGAGAACTCAGACTTACCCATACGTGGCGCGATGTTGATAATCACGCGCTTTTTCCTGCCTTCAACCACGTCGGTGAAGATTTTTGCTAATTTCTTATGGTGCGGGCCAATCTTAAAGCCGGGGTACACAGCCGTGGCAAAGCCCAGCATGTTTGTTTTAGCCGCCTGCAGTCTGGCGCGGGACTCCCGAAGCTCTAAGTCTTCAAACAACTCCATCTTTTCTTTGACGCTCATGTGCGGCAAAGCTTTGGCCATAGCCTCTAGCTCAATCTTGCTCAGGGTTGTGAAGTTCTCAGGCTTCATCTTGTTGGTCTTCTGACACATCAACAACGTCAATCACACCCATGAACCTGTTGAGCTTTTCTTTAATGCGCGTCTCAAGCTCTACGTCTGACATCTGGGTCTTCTTGACCTCAACCCGCTCAGTAAACAGCGCCACCTCGGTGACCTTACCAAGCATGTCCAAGGCTTTAAGCCGGATGCGTGCGTCTGGGTGTTTGACTTCTTCTAGGATCTGAGCCACTGCGTAGCCCCTAAGTTCCTTGGCCTGCTCGACAAACGCCCAATCGTAGGCTGTCAGCATCCCAACTAAATGCTGCACTGCAGCAGGAGCCTTAATGTTAGCAAGCGCTTGCTGTGTGTTCTGGGGTGGCTGGCCGGTAACCAGTGAGGCAAAAGAGTTTCTTGCCGCCTGTGCGTCTGCCTTGGACTCTGCCTCATCGTCGTCTAGCTCTAACTCTTTAAGCCAGTTTGCCGTTTGGACTTGTGCATCAATGATATCTGCTGGCGCTGCGTCAGCAAAAGGCAACGGCGTAGCCGCAGTCATGTCGACCACGCTGGGTTCAAACTCGCCGTTAATCAGATGTTCTAGCATTGCGTAGGGTTTTGTGCTGGCGTCGCACTTGTTGCCTCGTTGGTGTTAGTGTACACTTCTTTTCGGTGATGGCGCAAGTCATTGCTTCTCCTTGATGGTTTCCAGTTGCCATCTTTGCCCCACTAGTTGACGCTGGTGGGGCTTTTTTTATATTGTAATGTCCAACGTTTGACATTGATCTTTGGGAATTTTTTAAAATTTTATGGGGGGTGGGGGATCCAAATGGCGGTATTTCGATCCTGTTTTTTGAAAATCTGATTTGCGGGTGTGGAACAGTGTTTATAGCAGCTAGCTACTACGCCCTCACATAGGGGTGATGGGGGATGGGTGGGGTTCTTCGTATTCAGAAACAGCCCTCAAAGCAGAATAAAGTACCCATTTGGTAATATAGATGCATCGGTTGGGACAAGCCTAGCCGATTCGGGGAGACATTCTCCCCGACACAACAACTTAGTCAATTCAAGGAGAACACCATGACTAAATCCAAAGCAATCACACTCACTTACGAAATGTTCGCAGAGGGCTGTGGCAGATCAGATGGCATGACGCTTAACGCAAGTGACGACTACCACAAGCAATACCTGAAGCTAGACGCTGACGGCAAGGCAAACTGGGAACTGATCTACGTTACGAACTATGTTGTCGGCTACACCGACTCACGCAAGACCATGCCAAGCATGACGCTCAAGCAAGCAATCGATGCCTTCGGCAAGAAACGCACAGAACGTACTCGCAATGAGGAACTGGCTGTCAATGCGGGCAAGGCAAAGTTCCGCTACCACATCAGTCGCCCTGAGAAATCAGATGGCAAGAAGCCTGTGGTGCGCTTCACCCCTGCTCAGAGACAGGCTTGCGACAATGCCTTGGCATCTTTCCCTGCTACCAAGCTCGCAGATCAGATCAAGATGTTGCGTGCTTACCTGACTTCTTTAGAAGCTCAATAATCTGGGGAGACTTTCTCCCCGATTCTCCAGATCACCGCAAGGGCGAGGCTTTTGCGGTGTTTCTTTTCCTGTCCAATCAATAATCTCAAGGAGTCAATCATGACTAATCACTTAATCTCTTTCGTCAAATCCCCTGTGGGTTACGCCTTCAACTTCGTGGCGCACTTCGAGTACCCACAATCACTCACACGCTTTGTATGTTGGGGTTGCGAAACCTTCTGCTTGCAAGACGGCATCCAAGACAACTCATGGTTCTAAGGAGAGCATCATGCCAACTCGTGACATATTCAACTACTACATCCGCCTTCGTGACGTACAACTCATGTGCTTCCAGCGCAAACGCAAGGCATGGGCAAAGGCAATGGGCGAACAGCTCAAAGACTTGCGTGACGAATTCCCCCACCTCAAATCATACGACTAAGGAGATCACCATGTACCAACTATTCAACCAGTACAGAGTTAAAGAAGTAGGCATCGTTCAACTGGGCGCAAGTGAGTATCACCTGCAATACCACTACCCCAATGGCGGTAGCAACTACGTGGTCTATGTGTTCAACAAGAAACTAACCGACAGAGGCATCGTGTTCAGCACAGATGAGGCAGCTCTCGCATGGATAGGCGCACAACCAAAACAACTAACCCTACCATTTGGGGAGACTTTCTCCCCATCTGCACTATAGTGCGAGATTATTGAGGCAAAAAACCAGTCACAGCCAAATGTCCGACACTACAACCCGTGAACTAAGTTGCGTGTAACCCCGCACCCCGCATTCACGCTAGCGTTCCGCAAAAACTGTCCTATCTATCTATCTATTTAATATATATTTATATATAGAGATGTATGTATCAGGGGGTGAGCATTTTCTTTTGCTTAAAGACTTTCTTTTTTAAGCTGGCGTTAGCAATCCCCAAACAAGATAGATACATCGGACACTTTTCGTGCTAAGCTAGCATTGGTGCGGGTTTAGAACCTACACGCTTCTTAGTCACAGCCCTGTAGTGTTGGACATTTGTCCGACCCTCAAATTTGGAGTCAATAATCTCATGTACGAAACATACCTCAAACTCTCAGCCAACGAGCTACACAACCGCTTAACCGAGCGCAAGATGCACCCATCTGAGGTGGAACGCATCAAAGCAGAGGTGGCTGACCTCAAAGAAACCCTGCGTGTATCCAAGATCACACGCACCCAACGCAAGGCAGAGTGGGACAAGGTGCTGCAACCCCTGCGCTACGAGATCAATAATGCCAAGGTTGGCATGAAATACGGCGGGGAGAAAGTCTCCCCAGAACGGGTGCTAGCTTTCAGCGAGTACATCAGGGTCATGGAGAAGCTCTTAGCCATGCTCGATGCACCATTCAAGGCGCTTGACCACACACCCATACAGATCGCCCGTGACAAGGGGCTACCCAACGATGGCGAGCACTGGACAGACTGGATACCCGCTAGGGTCAAAGACAAGGTGTCCCTGTTGTTCGATGTTGTACCCATCACACCAAGGGGCAAGCGCAAAACACCCTTCCAACGCACGATGCTTCCTGACCAATTTAATAAAGCAAAAACCAGATTATTGACCAAGACCAAGCGAGAGCTTGAGACGCTGATGCGTCAAGCGGATATCAACCCGACAGTAGCACGCTTAGACAAGATAACCAAAATGAAGCGAGCCATCAAGATTATTGACACGCTAGACAAGAACGAAGCTGTACCAGCCACATGGACAAAACTAAACATACAGGGGGACTGAACTTTACTATCAACACTACTATCAACTCTTTCTTGGGGAGACTTTCTCCCCAAATGTTCGGCGTGTGGGCTACGCCGAGCACCATCCGCAACCTGCCCAATCAAGGAGAATCAAAATGAAAAGAGAACCACACAGCAAGTACACGCACGCAGTGATCGACTATCGCCTGACAGCAACATGGGCTGACGGCATCGTTGAGGACTTAACACCTCACCTACCGCCTGAGCTACAGGCGAACATCGAGGAATACCTCGTTGAGATGGATGACTTGCGTACGCAAGACCCAGCTAACTATTTTCTATAAGGAGAAACATCATGAGTTTAGAAATCAGAACCCGTATCGAGAACCTCAAAGACGAGATCAAAGCGCTAGAAGAATCAGACATAGTCACGCCCAAGATGGTGCGTGCGTGGGTTGGCTCGGACAACATGGATGTTGAGTCGCTCATCAATTTGGTGACTCAGTGCATCAATGAGATTCCGCACTTCAAGCACTCCGTTCAGGAGTATTGGGAGGATCAACTTGAAGACACGATGGACTGGTCAAAGACCACAGCCCTGTGGGATGGCGAGGACTGGCTGTTCGCAGGCGTACCGCCCGAAGCGGGTTGGGCGTCAGGTGAGACTTGCTTCAGCGAGCGAGAGTTAGGGATGTGCATATCGCCTGAGAAGGCGATCAAGGCACTTAAAGCATGGGTAGCAGAAAGCAAAGGAGAAATGTAATGAGTGAAACAGCAGAGATATTTGGTAAGTCAAATGGAGTATTCAAGATGAGTCACGCAGATAAGGTGACTGCATGGATACAGAGCGCACCCGAAGTCGACATTCATGTCGGCAAGTTCACGCTCAAGTATCGATACGGCTACGACAGGGACTGGGGCGCATCGTGGGTATGTTGGGATGGTTTTGACTGGGAGGACACGCCTGAGTCCAACTACTTCAACGAAATATGCCACGCCTTGAACGCATCGCACAGTGAAATAAGTTTCATCGATGAGTTGTTAAACGCAATGAAGAAGAAACCATTTGAAGGAGAAAGTGAATGAAGTTTTACGTAATGGGTACGCAACCTAGTACTGATAAGGCGATATCACTATCGAAAAAGGTGTTCGATAACCTACAAGAAGCTCTGCATTACAGAGACACAGTAAGCCCTGCATGGCGCCCGTTCGTGGCTGTGCAGATCACAGAGGAAGTTCAACAAGGAGAACGCAATGAAAGCTAAACGCAAGACCAACATCGAGTTGGTAACCGATCTGATGACGCACTCACAACATGGTGTGCTCATGCAGGCATTCATCATCGAGGCTATTGCAAAGTATGCCGA